TACACACATCATTTACGTCAATATAGTCCCTGACAGCTGTCCCATCTCTTGTATCATAGTCGTTACCAAATAAAAAAAACGGAGTACCAGTAAAAGCTGACTTACACATAATAGGGATAATATGTGTTGTTTCTGGTCTGTCTCCAACATCGCCCCTTGCTCCTGCAACGTTAAAATATCTAAAAACAGTACTTGAAATACCGTGTCTCTCGTAAATAACGTCAAACAGTTTTTCTGACTTTAATTTTGAATCACCATAGTAATTGGGCGGCTTTTTTTCTGATTCTTCTGCTACAGGAGTATTACTCTCTTCATATACTGCAGCTGTGCTAGAATATATTATTTTGCCTTTCCATGAAATAGAAGACAAATTCTGAAGCATTGCTGCTGTGTTGCCTACGTTATTCTCATAAAACCTCATAGGGGTTTCTTGACTCTGTTTAACATCAGCGGATGCAGCTAGATGAAAGATGGTATCAATACCGTAATATTGAATCAAGGTAGTAAAAACGTAGGATGAAATACATGCACCCATTGCTACATCAATATACGCATGCTTGTTATAATATACGTTAGAACCTTCAGACCCGTAAACGATATCAATACCTAGGACGTTATATCCGCACCCTTTGCAGTGTTTAGCTAGAACGGATCCAATATATCCTGCGCTACCAGTGATAGCGACCCACTTATTATTAATTTCACTCATCTAGGTATTAGATGTGGTAAAAGTTGTGTCTAAACCACTAAATTTCCACGAGTACAAACCCTCTAAAAGAGCAGGGTCTTTAGAATCACTAATCTCAATAGTATCTACTCCGGCGGCTCCCGTTATTGCGCAATCTACCATGGTCAATCCATACGGTGTAATATGAACTGTATCAACCTTTTTGCTTTCCGCATCCATAACCCGCTGACGGAGCTCTGATGAGCTAAAAGTGTGGCGGCGTCTATTATATACCACTTCAATGCCTCTTTCTAAGCAGATATTTTTGCCGGTAAAAGGTACATTTTTATATTCTTCACCTATAATGCGCACATCTATTTGTAAAATATTTAAAAGATCTTCTAGATCTTTTTCAGTTTCATACACATAAATCTCATCGATAAGTTGTGTTGCTTTAAGCTGCAGCTGTCTCTCAACTATCGATTGAATAGGTTTACTCTTAAAAGATCGGTCAATCGAAGGGTCTGTTTGTAACCCTACTATAAGATAGTCGCAAACCCGCCTAGCTTGTTGGAGCATATCGATATGTCCTGCATGAAACAGATCAAATGTAGAACATGTAAACCCTACTCTCATTATAGTTTTCCTAACGTAAAATTAAAATGTTTAATGCTATCCCAACGAAACGATCTCCATTCCTGCTTGTCTAAGTCAAAAACTGGTTGTATTTCATTACTAGGAGTCTTTACTCTATCAGTTTTCTTACTATAGTCTTTAATAAGATCGTCTTTTAAAGTGCATTTCATATTACGAAGCTCACCATTAGATTTTATAAAGCTAATATTAACTTCCGCAATCGAAAGCGCATACTTAATAAAATTTTTATTGGCTTCTTCGTTAAAGTGCTGTTCATTCTTTTGGTTCATCTTTTCCTCTAGACTGTTTTTTCTTTGCATCTTCAAAAGATACTGCTGCATTAATAAACATACTTTTGTAAATACCAGTCTTTGCTTTATCATTCATAAGACATAGCATTCTTTTAAGATCCCTGGGCATTTTAAATTGCGAGTTAGTTTTCATTTAGTCTTCTTAATCAGGCTATGAGCTTCTTTTGCTAGTTTGTATACACGGTTGTTAGATCTTACTATGTAAAATGTTTTTCCTTCAATATCTTCCTCGTTAATAATATCACCATGAATATCATTATTGTTAAAAATATTTCTCAAAATTATGTTTTCCCGGATCTTATATACAGGGCGTCTATTATTATGTCGTAGTGGGTGTATCATTATTAACAACCAGTCGTTTGGGAGGTACTTCTAGTTTATTCATAATTTCTAATAAAAGCAACTCTTTAGTGGTTGCCTGTGTAATAAAGTTGCCATCTAAATCCCATGCATACCAGATACCGTCTTGAACATAAAAATTTAATGGGATAACCCAATCATTAGGTAATTGTTGAGCTGAGTTCTCGCATTTTTTTTTATCTCCTGAAGAATGCCCTGTCTTCATTAAATAAACCCTTACTACAATCTCTAAGATAGAGAGCACCCCGAACAAAATTAAAATTTTTTCTACAAAACCCATATCAAGCATTTATTTCTTTCCAACCACCGGTAATAAGATTAATAATAAATGAGTTTAACTCTACTTTATTTACTTTAAGTCTCTGTTGTTGTTTTCTGTCTTTTTGAAGAAGCACAAAACCGTATTGCTCTCTATATACAAATATAGATCTTTCATCTTTCTGAAAGATGTGCATAGGCCTAATATTTGAGTAGTCGTAGCTAAAGCAGTTGGTAGTTTTCATTTATCATCTCGCGAAGAATAACATATTATAGCATATTATAGTAATTAAAGCAACCCGTCTTACAAACATAGTAGCTGTCTATAAGATCTGAGGATGGACTCCACTGTTTTTCAGTTAGTTTAAACTGCTCTTTAAAATTAACCGTGGTTTCCTCTATAAAAAATTGCTGCATAATTTCTTTATTAGAGTTGCCTTTGCCTGTAGCGGTTTTTTTTATTACAGTGGGAGGAATAGTGTATATCTGCTTGCCTTCGTTCCATAATCTATATTTTAATACTCCTGCGTTTTCTGCAATATTAAATACTCTACCGGTAGAATTAAAACTATAGTCTTCTAAAAAAACCACATTGACCTTATACAGGTTTATTTTTTCTACTATCCAATTGGATATGTTGTGATATCTTTGTAATTGCGTAGCATAATCAGGGAATAAAGCACACTCAAGCACTTCGCCTTTTAATACATGCTTTTTATTACTTGTCAAGCAATAAAATTTGCACGTATTAAAAGCGAAGCTACATGGATCGATATTAATGCATACAGCAGGTGAACTTAGGGATAAATCAATCCCGGCGCAAAGCATTAATTGTGTCCAGTGTAATCCCCTAAAAGATCAAGCTCATCGTCATAATCTTCATCTTCTTCAAACGACTCAACTAGTTCTTCCCCGCAAAAAGGGCAAAAAGTAACATATTCAATATTATACTCGGTGTTAACTTCAAATTGCGTGTCACAATTTACACAATAATGCTCATCTTCTTCTAAAACTGCTTTTTCTTCAACTTGTGTCATATTACACCCCTTAGTATTGTTTTATGCTGCCCATACATCTTCCCAGGTACCAGACAAGGCGCCCTTTGCGTAATCTGTTGCTCTATTTTCAAAAAAGTTGGTATGTGTTGGTGCGTTAATCATTTCTTCTACCCATGGTAATGGGTTCTTCTTAACCTTAAAGATGCTCTTGAGGCCTAGCGAAATAAGTCTGCGGTCTGCAATGTATCGTATGTAGTGCTTAACTTCATCTGCGGTAAGAGAAGGCATATCACCCATGCTGAACGATAAATCAATAAATCTGTCTTCCAAAGCTACCATACTCTCTGCAATCACATAAATTGAGCTTTTAAGCTCGTTATTCCACAGCTCTTTATTTTCTTCTATATATGTTCTAAACAACTTAATCATAGATTCAGCATGCATTGTCTCATCTACAATCGACCATGTAACGATCTGACCCATACCTTTCATTAGCCCGTGTCTTGGAAAGTTTAGAAGCATAATAAATGAACTAAATAGCTGCATACCTTCCGTAAATGCCGAGAAGGCCGCAATATTTGCTGCTACTGAAGCAGGTGTACCATTCTTATGTGATAACTCCACAAAGTAATCGTGCTTTGCTCTCATTGATTCATATTCTAAGAACTCACCATAGGTTGATTCTGGCATTCCAAGAGTTTCGATGAGATGTGAGTAGGCTGCAATATGCAGAGCTTCGCGAGCAGCGAAACCACAAAGCATCATTCTTACTTCTGGTTGCGGGAAATAAGGTAAATAGTTCTTAACATACCCGCCGGCCACATCAACGTCACCTTGTGTAAAGAATCTAAAGATGTTTGTTAGAAAATGCTTTTGCGAATCGGTCAGTTTATTTTTCCAATCCTTAACATCTTCAAGCATGGGGACTTCTGTATGTAGCCAGTGTGCTTGTTCATGCTTAAGCCAGCTTTCGTATGCCCATGGGTAATGAAACGGTTTAAACGAATCCCTTTCGTCGGTGAGTCTTGGCTTTGTCTTGCGTATCATTGATTAATCCTTCCTAGTGTTTAGTATTTTCTTATCCTTTTTTATTTTCTTACCCTTCACAAGCTAAGCACATCTCACCTTCGGCTAGCTGCTTCATATCGATTTCTTCAATTATTTGTCTTTCTACTTTTTTTGCAACCTTATCAGCTTTGCCGATTTTTTCTGATCTGCAGTAATAAAGCGTTTTAAGCCCTTGTTTCCAGGCCATGAAATGTACTGCATGCAGATACTTAACGTTTGTATTGGGTCTAAAGAAGAGATTAAGTGATTGCGCTTGGTCTACAAACTGTTGTCTGTCTGCAGCATGCTGCACTATCCATCTTTGATCAATTTCCATGGAAGTCTTATATACATCCTTTGTCCATTCATCCAAGAATTCTAGGTGCTGCACTGATCCGTCGTTAGCAATAATGCTAGACCATGTCTCATTGTAGTCTATTCTTGGATCGCCCTGACAGAGCTTTTTTATTAGCTTATCCAGATATCGATTCTTGTTTAAGAACGAACCTGAAAGTGTGTCTTGTCTATATGCATTGGCCCGATACGGCTCAATACTGGGAGACGTATTACCCATGATAATACTTGAAGAAGCATTAGGAGCAATAGCCATAACATGGCAAAAACGATTGCCAGTTCCAGCAGCGTCAGGGGCTTCTCCTCTTTCTGCTCCGAGCCTTTTATTTGCCGCATCTAACTGCCTCCTGATATACTTGAAAATTTTAACGTTAGTACTAACAGCTAGCGCAGATTCCCATGGAACGTTTTTCTTTTGAAGGTACGCATGAAATCCGAGAGCTCCGACGCCAATACTCCGCTCGCGAGCGGCACTAAAGCGAGCGCGGTGAATGCTATCTGAAGCGTTGTCAATAAAATATTGAAGCACGTTATCAAGCATTTCTGCAATGTCGCCGAGAAAGTTAGGGTCATCTTTCCAATCATCGTAATACTCCAGGTTGACAGATGAAAGACAACAAACGGCAGTTCTCTCTCTATCTGTGGGTAAAATAATTTCTGAACATAAGTTTGATTGTCTTATTTTCAGACCGAGAGCTTTTTGAGACTCAGGCATGCTATTATTACTAGTATCTATAAAGTGAAGATACGGCTCGCCTGTCATCATTCTCATCTCAAGAATTCTTTGCCAAAGCTCTCTTGCAGATAGCTTTTCTCTTACTGTTCCGTTGTGTGGGTCTTTTAGCTCCCATGAATCGTCCGCATTCGGATCAACCATACTTTTCTCTATAATCTCCATAAAGTCATCAGTAATATTAATACCATGATGGAGATTGAGACATCTCATATTTTGATCGCCCGTGGGCTTTCTCATTTCCAAAAAAATTAAAATATCAGGGTGAGAAATATCAAGGTAAGCAGCATAGCTGCCGCGGCGAGTCCTACCTTGACGATAAGCCAAAGAACTTGCATCATAAGTTCTAAGATGAGGCATAACGCCCACAGACTTATCATCAGAACTACGAATCCCAATACCAATACCAATGCCACCCCCTAGCATTGAGAGCCAGTTGACTTCCGACAGGCAGTCAACGAGCCCTTCCGCAGAATCGTGAAGATAAGGTAAAAAACATGATATAGGAAGACTCCGCTTACTACGACCAAATGAAAGAATAGGAGTGCTGTAAGATAGCCAATGCTTGCTACTATAGTCATAAAGTCTTTGAGCATGTTCCAAGTTTGAACCAAAAGCTTTTGATACATGTGCAAACCTCTCTTGTGGTGAAACTTCACTTTCTGTCATGTACGACTCTTTAAGTCTCTTGAGTCCTAATTCATCAAACAACGAATCTCTTGTGCGGTCAATTTGAAGACCGTGTACTGTTTCTACGCTCATATAACCTCTACTTACTTGAAGGTGCCTTCGAATATTTCTTTTTGTGTTTTATACCACTCTTGCCAAGCTATTACTGTTTCACGGAGCTCGTTGCAGGTTCCATAGTTTTCGACGACTGTTGTAAGGAGTTCACTGGCTTTAACTTCGGAGGGGGTTTCATCAGCTGTTCCGGGGCTTCCGGAAACTTCATTTTGACTGGCACTGTCGTGGAGCATGATAAAAGACTTAGGGAAATCAATATCGTTATCATGCTTTGTAATGTAAGTTTCGATATATTTGACATTTGCATCTGCTGTTTCCTTTACTATTCTTACTTTATCAACATATTTTGTAATAATTTTAACATTTGCTACAGCTACTTTAGCTTGTGCTGCTGCGACTTTAATTTCTAATTCTTTAACTTTTGCTTCCCACCATCCATTAGAAAAGAGCACCCCTTCAATAAAAAACCCAATACAGCAAACAACCAGCCCGGTGAATAAGAAGGGTAGTCTATATTGATTAACGAACGGTATTGAGTATAAAACAAATGATGAGAATATAAGAAGTGCTCCTGCGAGAACAGCTGCATGTACTAACCAATCCGGGATAAAATTTATTAAAAACATTAAAGACATGCTAGCCGGTTCCGTAGGAATCAATCAAAGGAAACACTGCTGATATAACTTTAGAACACTCAAAAGCTACTTTACGATGCTCTTTTTGAGTGCTCGCATCAGTGCGTAGTTGTATATAGTGTATCCAGGACCGCAGTGTTCCGTTCACGTAGAGTCTAGATTCTGTCAAGCCTTCCGGGAGGATTGCACGGGCTTGCTCCTTGGCAATACCGTTTTCAATGGCCCAGGTATATACGTCCTTAGCTCGTTGAATAATTGCCTGTTGTTTTAATTCCCATGCAGATTGTAGCATTAGATCGTCTATATCGATACTATTCTGTCTGTTCTTTGAGTCCTGTAGTCTAGCTTCTCTAGTTACAAAATTCAGCTCCTTAGTAGGGTCTGCATATCGTTGACTAAACTCCTGAAATGAAAAGCTCCTATGGCGGAGCATTTGTCTCGCTATGTCTCTTGTAGTGTTAACTTCAATACATACCGAAACCATTTCAAGCGGCGACCAATGCTTATTTTTGATGAGATATACAATTAGCTGATCAGCTGTTTCGTTATTGTACTGATTTGATGGATTGGATACTCTTGCGCAAAACGCTACAAGCTCCTGAGCGGTAAGATTTTGTTCTGATTCTGGTGGTTGCGAATAACTGATCAACCTCACACTCATAACTTGCTCCAGTTCGTAATTGCTAGCCTAGCTGCCAACCCTTCATAGCTATTTTCAGCTATTATTTTTTTAATTTCAACTGACGTTAATCCAGAAAGAATCATATCATTTATATCTTTGGAATTCAGCTCAGCTGGCCAAACTACCACCTTAAACCCTTTGTGAGCAGCACCTTGCATCTTCTTAACGATATCTTTATTTCTTGGTTCGTTATCATATGCAAACGTAACTCTTTTATGGGTTTCCTGCGGTAGCCACACCAAACTAGCATCCGAGCCAGCCATAGCAATAGCGTTAGGGAGAAACAGAGAATCAATGGGTCCTTCAACGACTATAACTTCCTTGCTCGTGTCTAAAGCATCAAGTCCAAAAATCTTAGGCTTGTCATCGCGAAGCATGATTGTTATATAACGAATGCTTGAATTTCCAATTGCGCGGCCTTGAAACCCGAAGCATCGTTTTTCTTCGTCTAGAAAAGGTAAAATTAGTCTTGCTTCGTCCCGGGATACATCAGCAAATTTATTAGGTATAAGACCATTAACAAATTCCTTAAATCGCGGTGCATAGAATAGTTTGTAGTGCCGGTCGGGAGGGATCTTTCTTTTCTGAACGTAAAGTTTAGCAGGGTGATTAACCTCGAGCGAGGAGATCTTTTTAAGACCAGCCAGTACCCCAGTCTTTACAAAGACGGGCTGTACAAACTCTAATTTAGTCTCTTTACGTTCAGGTGTTTTATTATTTTTTTCAAGAAATGTCTCATTTACATAGTCGGCATGCATTACCGGATCAAATGTCTTGAGAAATGTTCCAAAACGCATCGATGCACCACAATTGTGGCAATAATATAGCATATGGTCTTTCTTCTCATAGAAGAAGCCGCGCGTTTTTGTACGATTTGTCTTTGAGTCACCACAGATAGGGCATCTGCAGCTGTATAGTTTATCAGACTTGCGGGTAAATCTCTCAAGCCTGTTAGATATTACACAAATATATTTTTTATCAGTCAGTAACATATGTTGCCTATTATTTCCGTACACTACATTATAGTAGAGCGCGAAAATAAAAATCAACTAGACATTACTTTACTAATATTTGAAAGAAGGAAACCAAGGACCATAGCACCACCAACAACCATCCACCTCCATTTTTCGAGGTTTGTTAATCGCTCTTCTATATTAACAAAGTGTTTCATCAGAGCATCATGCTGCTCTTTTTGTTCCACTTTAATTTCCTTAATATCAGAAGCAATATTTTTTAATTCGTTTTCTAGCACTGCTATTCGTGCCCCGGTGTCGAAAGTTTCCATTATCTAGGTTCCATGCTTTCGGATTCTGCACTACCTGCTTTACTAGTACCCGAAACACTAGAAATATTTGCTATTTTTTCTTGTCCTCTTGACCATGCTGCTACGCCAAGAACTGCACCCATTGCTAAGTGATATAGACCACCGCCGCCTAGTGTAAGGGGTTGCCACATTGCTAATGTATTTGCATGACTATAGAACTGAAGCAAGTTATAGAAGATAGGACCAACAATAAAATCGAACAGACAGGTAAGCATGTAAGTCCAACCCATCATAGGACGCCATTTTGAATTCATCCAATGTTCTCTATTAACTGCTACTTCAGACATTTGAGTCTTTATTGCTTTTGTTCTGGCCATAAGTATCTCTCTTAAACTACAGCAGCAATTAAACCATCTATGAGTTTATTTAGAGATTCTTTGACTGCAAGTTGCTTTAAGGACTGACTTGTATCTTTTTGAAGCTTAAGATCATATAGTAGTTCAACGTATTCGGACTTTTTAATTTTGCCTGCAATAAATGATTCATTAATTCTAATTGTTTGCGCAGCGATTTTCTTTGTAAAATCACTATCACACATAAGAAAGGTTTTTATCTCGTCTATCATCTTGGCTTCCTAGCTATAACACGTTGAATTGCAACAGAGGTGTCTTGTATTGCAGTAAGCTTTAACTCACAATATAAAGCACTAACATCATCATCTGTTGCATATCGATTAACCAAGCCTTCAGCTATTTTTGATAAATTATCTTCTGCTTTTATTGCATCATCATTATATTTAAACCCACTGGAAAGATTTTTTAAGAGTATAGTTTTAAAGTAAAGGTCGTTAGCTACCTTTTTCATGTATACAGAATCATTACAATTTTTTTTGTTTAATTGCGCCAGTGTACTTATCTCATTTACTATACTATGCTCTGATGTGTCGTATTTTGCTAAAAAAAAAGAACTACATCCCGCTAACAATAAACTAATAAGAAGTATAAGCTTACGCATTTGGTGTCTTCCTAGTTAGCACTTTTTTAAAAATTATTTTTTTTCTACTTACAGGCGGCTCACCTTGAGAACCAACACCCACCCCTGCTATCTTACCATCACCAACTATATTTGCTATTTCTTCTTCAAGCATTTCTAAGAGCTCATTTTCTGGCACTTCAATGCCTGTATTTTGCTCTTTTAAAAGAAGAAGAGCTGCTGCATAGGATGCTATTCTTGATTTGCCGCCTGGAATTTTACCTAAAAGCTTTTTTAAGTTAGCTATTAGTCTATCAAAATATCCCCACGCATTTTTTTCTTCACTTTTTTTAAGAGTGTTACTTTTACGAAGAACATTACCTTCCATATCAATAATGCCAAGCTTATAAGCTTCCCATTCCTTGAAGGGGGTTGATAGTCTTTTTAAAAACTGATATATTAAAAAAAGATCTATTACCTTAGAAGCCATTAAATACCTCTTAATGCATTAATTATTTTTTGGTCCATTTTAATATCCGATATTAAAATATTACTTGATTCTGGTCCTATTTTTTCTATTCTATCAGGGCAATAATTTAGAAAAACTAGAAAAGGTTTTAAGAGAGGATAGTAACCTTTAAGTTTCAAAAAGAGCATTCTAGTAGTTGCTGGAACACCAAACAGATTGTAAAGAACTATAATGTGGTTCATTATCAATCTTTCTTTAAGCTCACCTGTTTCTTTATACCTACTAAAAAGTCTTTTAATATACTTAAATCTATTTAAATCTTCATAGAATTCCGCTGTATTCAGGCATGACGGGTTATCATAGTATCTAGCAGCATAAAGTAAAAAATTGCTTTCATCAAGTTTTTCATTGTGCATACTAATTAAGTCTTACGTAAACGACTCCCGATGGGTTATAGTACATGCCCCCTACGTTTACCCCGGCTGCTTGAGCTGCTGTGTCGTTATCATATGGCCCTGGCACTAAAGAAGTATCACCCTTATTACCTTTGTCGCCTTTATTACCTGCGGGTCCTTGTGGTCCTACATCATCTATATTAATGGTACCTGCCATTGAGCTATGATATTGGCAATTGTAATATAGAGTCGATGGTGCATTTGACGGCACAGTGAATATAACTGTACC